AACCCGCTTTGCGGCGCTGTGAATAAACGAAGACCGGAACGCGGCGCTCGGCAACGGGTCAACCCGCCTTCGGACGGCATTGCCATTCCTGATCATTCACAATCAAAAGGATGAACAGCCATGGCTGTTAACCAGATCACTGCGCAATTCCGCACGCAGTACAACGACGAGTTCAAGTTCGACTACGACCGCGAACCCTCCCTGCTCAAGCAGACGGTTCGCAACGATGGCGCCCAGCACGGCTCGACCGTGAAATGGGATGTCGTCGACCCGTCCGATGCGGCCAACGTCCGTACCCGTGACGGCCTGATCCCCGTCTCCCAGCTCGGCCTCTCTCAGGTCTCGGGCACGATGGAGGAACACTTCAAGAAGTTCCAGATCGACTCGTTCGACCTGTTCCGCGCCAACCCGAACACCCGCGCCGCACATGCCCGCAAGGGTCGCGCTTCGATCAACAAGGCCATCGACCAGTCGATCATCGACGCCCTCGACGGCTCATCGAACGCGATCAACTCGGGCTCTGCGATCGACTTCGGCGTCAAGTCGACCTTCCTGACCTGGATCACCTCGCTCCAGAACCTGGATGTGGATTGGAACGGTAACATCTGGGGCCTCGTCACGCCGAACGCATGGGCGCAGATGGAGACGATCAACGACTTCGTGTCGAACGACTTCAACTCGTTCCAGCCCCTCGTCGAAGGCGCTCCGCCCGTTGGCCAGTACCGCGAATGGCTCGGGGTCAAGTGGCTGCGCCACACCGGCCTCACCGGCAAGGGCACGTCGACGGCCAAGTGCTACATCTACTCGATGGATGCGGTCGGCCACCAGATCGACGGCGAGCCGCAGACGCACATGTACTACGAGGACGAGGAAGACCGTTACGGCACCTGGGTCAAAGCGATCCACTGCGCCGCGCTCGTCCTGACCCGTGGCGTCTATCGCGCCGTCCACGACGACACCGCGTCCATCGCGTAATCCAGCCATCAGGAGAATACGAACATGTCTTACAATTCTGCCAACCTCTCTCTGCTGGCGCAGGCAGCCGGACCTATCGGCTGCAAGCTGTGGGTCTACGACTCGGTTGAGGTCACGACTGACTTCGACATCGCTGGCTACATTTCCGACGCCAAGGAGCGCGGGATGGAAAAAGGGGACATGGTGCTTCATCGCATCTGGACCACTGCCGCCCCGACCACGACAGCGGAGAAACAGACGGCTGCCGGCACGGCCAACATCCTCACCGATGCTGGCTGGCACATCGTCATGGGCATCTCGACGGCCGGCGCCGCCGACCTCGCCAACGAGACGGCTATCACCGTTACGAATAGTGACTAGAACTCTCTCCCCCGAGAGTACGCAAACTGGGAGGGGGCTTCGGCTCCCTCCCTCCATTTCCTGGAGATTTCATGGCCGAACCGATGCGCTGCCCAACGAAGAACGCTCTCGAAGTCGAGCACGACGGCAAGCAGTTTGGAACCTATGTGGCGACGGTTCCGGCCGGCCACACGCTCGAAGACGTGCTTTCCCCCGACTATTTCGGGCAGATGCAGTCGCGCGGCCCGACCGACAAGCTGCTGCGCCCCGGCGACATGATCGATGTCCGCTCGGAAGACTGGTCCTGGTATGTGCGCCTGATGGTGCGCGCCTGCCTGCCAAGCGTCGACAGGGTTGTGACCGCCGCTCTCGTCGGCCCGGTCAACTTCGAGATCGGTGAACTGCCCAAGGGCTGGTCGGTGACCTACAAGGGCATCGAGCGCAAATGGACCGTGATCTACAACGGCGTCGAGAAAGCCGCGCTGTTCCGCTCGTCGGAAGAAGCTGTGGCCCGCGTTTATGAGCTGTCAGGCTTCGAGCCTGAAGCTGCGGCGCCGGTGCGCAACAAGCCCGGCCGCAAGCCCAAGGCGCAGGCTGAGCCCGAGGCTGAGACGGTCTGATGAGCAGGCGGCCATGTTCTATTGAGGGCTGCGACAAGCCAACGGTGGGGCGCGGCTATTGTAGCATCCACTGGCAGCGCTGGAAGCGACATGGAGACCCGCTTTCAGGCCGAGCCATTCGCGGAGCGGGTGAGGCGTTTCTTGAGATGGCTGTCGTCTCATGCACAGACGAATGTGTTATTTGGCCATACGGAAAATACAAATCTGGGTACGGCAGCATCAGCCTGAATGGCCAATGCGTTAAGGCGCACAGAGAGGTATGCCGGCGCGTTCATGGAGAGCCTGTATTTCCACGAGTGGAGGCCGCTCATGGTTGCGGCGTGAGGGCTTGCATAAACCCGAGACATCTCCGTTGGGCTACGCACCGGGAAAACGCTCACGATAAAGTTTCTCATGGCACCCTGCTTCGCGGCGAGCGGGTCGGTGGAGCAAAGCTGACCCAATCTCAGGTGCTGGCCATTCGTGCGTCCAAGGCGTCAAATAGAAAAGCTGCGGTGGAGTTTGGAGTTTCGTACTCCGCCATTGATCTAATTCGTAGGCGTAAGCGGTGGACGCATGTCGAACCAAATTGACGTCTACAACGACGCGCTTGAATGGCTTGGCGAGCCCCCAGCCTCAAGCACGGACGATGACAATACGTGGGTTGTCCGCATCAATGACGCCTATCCGCGCGAGATCAGGAAGCTGTTCGAGAGCCACACCTGGAACTTCTCGCTGACCAAGGCGCAGCTAGCGGCAGTCGAGCCTACGCCCGATGGCTGGGATTATGGCTTCACCAAGCCCGCCCAGTGCAAGCGCATCGTCAAGGTCGCATCGTCCTCCAATCCGACAGCAGGGCAGATCGACTATCTCGATTTCGGCGGGCGCATTCTCACGAACTCGGAAACGACATGGCTCGACTATGTCGACGGGACCAAGATCGACAGCCCCGGCATGTGGCCTGAGCTGTTCGCCGGGGCGCTGGCGGCGCAGATTGCCTACAAGATTTGCCCCGTCACAGGCACAAGCGATGTCAAGAAAGAGGAGCTTCGCAAGACCATGAAGCGCACCCTTTCGGAAGCCAAGCTGTGGGACGCCCAGCAGAACGGGGCGTTCCTGATCCCGCCGGGCGAATACGAGAAGGCGCGCTACGGCTTCTCGCGTCGGTACAATGGCTAAGGCGAACCTTACTATCCTTTCCATGAACGGCGGCGAGGTCGATGCAAAGACCCTCGCGCGTGCGGACCTGGATATCTACTCCCGTGTTTCCGAGACGATGGAGAACATCTTTCCGTCCACGCAGGGCGGGATGTCCAAGGTTCCCGGGTCCGAATATATCGATGATATCACGGCTCTGGCGAACATCACGGAAGAGGATGGTGATGTCATTCTCGACGAGGCCGGTGACGAGGTTCTGACCGAGGGTGATAGCCTTGGCATCCTGCGCCCCTTCGTGCGTTCGGACACTGTCGCTTATGTGCTTGAACTGAGCGCCAATCAGCTTCGCTTTCTAGATAATACGACCAAGGACTATGTATCGCTCACGGGCGCTGATGCCACGCTGGCGGCGTGGTCGGATGAAAGCGCGGCGCCATCGTCTGGCGGCGGGGCTCCGATCGATCCTGGCACGAGCGATGTCACCGATCCGTTCTATGTCGACGGCGACTATTTCTGGATTAATTCCGAGGGCGGGAACCAGCCGTAATGGGCAGCATCACGGTTGGCGCCAACGTCGAGTTCACGACGACAGCGGGCAGCGAGGCAGTTGCGCGGCGCTCAGTTACGACGACTGCGCCCACATCGGAAGTCACGTACACCTTCGAGGTCGACCGCAGGCCGCTGAAGATGCGGGCCGGGACAACGGCGGGCGGGCAGGAAATCTTCACAGACATCACGCTCTATCCCGGCCAGCACGTCATCACGTTCACGCCCGGGGTCAGCCCCTACTATATCGAGTTCCGCCTGCCCGATATCGGCTATGTCGGAGCAGCGGAAGGCAAGGCCACGCTCATCGACTTCGCTGCGGCTGTTGCAGGCGACCTCACGATTGAGACCCCATGGCAGGAAAACACCCTGCGCTCATTACGCTTCGAGCAAAGCTTCGATGTGGCGTGGATTTCGACCAAGAATGTGCAGACGCGGGTTCTGGAGCGGCGTGGGGCGAAATCCTGGAGCCTGCGCAAATACCAGCCTGAGAATGGCCCTTTCGCCGCCCTGAACGTCACGACCATGACGATGACCTGTTCGAGCCAGACCGGGCAGGCCACATTGACGTCATCCGCTCCGATCTTCCGGTCAACCCATGCCGGCGCGCTGATGAAGATCCAGCATCAGGGTCAGTATCAGACAGCCTCGATCGATGCTTTGGATGAAGCAACCGAGACGATCAAGGTCACGGGGCTGGACGACAACCGCAAGTTCACGCTGGATATCACAGGAGTATTCTCCGGCACGCTGGAGGTTCAGCGCAGCGTCGGCAACGAACTCAACTGGGTGACGTACCAGACGCACACAACCACGGTGTCGACGACCTATGACGATGGGCTGGACAACCAGATCATCTATTACCGGGTCAAGGCGACAGCCTGGACCTCTGGAACTGCCACTGTGGCGCTCACCCATGCCAATGGCGTGACGGACGGGATTGTCCGCATCTACAGCGTCGAGGCGGATAACTCGGCCACGGTCGACGTCCTGAGCCCGGTGGGGAAGACCACGGCGACAACGGACTGGAGCTTCAGCGCATGGTCTGATGTAGCTGGCTGGCCGGCGGCAGTTGCGCTTTCAGATGGCAGGCTATGGGCCGGACGGGATGACCGGTTCTGGGGCTCGGAATCGGACGACTTCGAGGGCTTCGAGATCGGGGCTGAAGACGACAAGGCTATCTCCCGCAGGGTGACAGGTGGCTGGGGTTCGGTTCGCTCCATGGTGGGGGTGGGCCGGCTGGTCATTTCCATGGATGCGCGCGAGGCCGAGATCGGCTCCAACGCGATCGATGATATCGTGACGCCGACCACAGCCAAGGCCAGACCGCGTTCAAGGCGGGGATCTGCCAATGCGCAGGCGCAGGTTGTGGATGAGGATGTCGCGTTCATCGATCGATCGACGCGCAAGGTCTTCCGGATGCAGCTATCCGGGGAGCGCTACGAACTCAACGAACTGACCCGTCTGCACCGGACCATTGCCGGGGATGAGGGCACGACAGACGGGTTCCTGGAATGCGCGGTGCAGTATAATCCGGAACCGAGGCTCTGGTTTCCCTGCGATGATGGCCGGATGGCTGTCCTGCTGTTCGAGCCGACCGAGGCTGTTGTTGCGTGGTGCAGGCTGGTCGACACAGGAGCCTATTACGAGAGCGTCTGCTGCCTTCCGGGCGACGTGGAGGATGCGGTTTATTTTGTGGTCCGCCGGACCATTGGCGGGTCGACAGTTCGCCATGTCGAGAAACTGTCCTCCGAAGCGTGGGAGAACATGGAGGACGCCTGGCGGCTGCGCTCTGCGGTTGAATACTCCGGCGTGTCGACGACCAGCATTACGGGGTTAAGCCATCTTGAGGGCCAGTCCGTCTATGCATGGACGGGCGGCTACCAGCAGGGGCCGTTCACGGTTGCGAGCGGGGCTATTACGCTCACTTATGCTGCGACCTATGCGATTGTCGGTCTGCTCTATGAAGGCAAATACAAGTCGCCGCGGGTGATGGGTGGGGCTTCCATGGGCTCGGCCATGACACAGAACCGGATCATCCGCAGGATTGGGCTCCTGCCCTACCGGACGCCTCCGGGCGCGTTGAAGTATGGGCGAGACTTTACCTCGATGGAAACCATCAAGGGCGATGCGCCTGAGAATTACGACGACCCGCTGATCCCGATCACGGATGACACCAACACGCCGTTCAACGGGGCTTCCTCCAGAGATCCGAGGGTGTGCATTTCGATGCCGAGTGCCGGACCTGCAACCCTTCTCGGCATGGTTCCGCATGTGGAGACCAACGAGCAGAC